AATTTCTGTCAGTTAGATGTAAATCAATCCTATTTTAAATCTCATNTAAGATATGNTNNTACAGCNTNTNTAGGAACANCANNNAATGCTNNAGGTGTAAATAGTACACAAATGGTCAAGAATGGTAAATGGTATGTAGAATTTAAACCTGAATCTACTAACACTCAAGCAAATGGCTCAACTATTGGCATAGTAAAAAATGGTACTCATGCATCATCTTTGTTTAAATCAGCTGGTTCAACTGCTGTTGTTGGTAATAGCTCAAGCTCAAATGGTGCAGAGGGTATTAGTTATCAACCCATGACTGCCACACCAAACATTTTAGATGCTGGTGGTGGTGGAACTGTAAACTATGGTACACAAGCAAGTGCTAACGATATCATTATGATGGCAGTAGATTTATCAGATGCTACAACAGGTAAAATATGGTTTGGAAAAAATGGCACATGGTTTGATGCTCCTAGCACTTCAGATGCTGGTGACCCAGCGAATGGAAATTATGAGGGATTATCATTTAATAAAGGTGATGACTTTTGGGGTGTTACTGTTACATCAGTAAGTGATGGAGCAAACAAACATATGTATTGTAATTTCGGAAATGGATACTTTGGAACAACAGCAGTAGCATCAGGAAATGCAGATGATAATGGAGTCGGAAGCTTTGAATATGATGTACCAACTGGATTCTATGCAATCTGCACAAAGAACATTAAGGATTATGGATAGGAGATAACATGGCATTTACAACAATAACGAAAGTATCAGACCACTTTGACTGTCCTACATGGGATGGAAGTGATAGCACAACAACAATTACTGGTATGGGTTTTAAACCTGATTCACTTTGGATTACAGGATATGAGGGTGGCGACCACCCAGTCTTAAATAATTCATCAGAGGGTACAGGTCAAAATTGGATTCCATCAGGCTACAATGCAAACGATACAACAACTTATGTAGCTAGTTATACCTCAGATGGATTTACTCTAACAGGAAATCTAGCAAATACTAATGATGCTAGTAATAAATATGTGGCAGCTTGTTGGAAAATAAATGCTGGTACAGAAGTAACAAATACAACAGGTTCTATTTCTGCCGAAGTACAAGTTAATCAAACTGCTGGTATAAGTATATGTAGATATACAGGCACAGGTGCTAATGGCACGATTGGACATGGGTTGGGTGCTGTTCCAAAATATATAATAGGAAAATCCACAACAGTTGCAGATAAAGGAGATTTGTTTAATGGTGGCACAACGATATATTCTGATACTGAAACAGACTTAATACAGTTTGCAGATACATTCCCTCATCAAGATGATGTTACTGGTTGGAATGACACAAAACCTACTGACTCAGTATGGTCTATTGGAACTAAAACACATCACAATACAAGTGGTGCTGCATCTATAGCATATTGTTTTGCAGAAGTGCAAGGATTTTCTAAGTTTGGATATTATGTAGGTAATGGTAATGCTGATGGAGTTAAGATTTATTGTGGCTTTAGACCTAAATGGGTAATGCTAAAAGGTTGGGATACTACAGACCGTTGGATATCTATGGCATCAGGATTAGATGGCTATGGATTAGGTGGAAGAAGAGAAAGACTGATGGATTGGAGTAGTGCATATCGAGCAACTAGTTATCTACTACAATTTGAAAGCAATGGATTTAGACTCGCAACAACAGACGCTATGGTAAATGGATTAAATAACAAATATATTTACATGGCTTTTGCTGAGATGCCAATGGTCGGAACTAACGGAACAATATCATTGGCAATATAATGGACAATAATTATAAGTATATTGTTGAACGTCTCGATAAATTAGAAAACAAAATAGATAGACTTAATAATGAGATGGCTAAAGGTAAAGGTATCTTTAGTTTCATAGCATGGGTCGGCTCTATAGCAGCTGTAGTGGCGGGATACTTTTACTCAAGATGATACCTTTTGAAGTTATTACCATGTTAGGTAGTAGTTTACTTACAGGTGTCTTAAGCCTGTGGTCAGCTAGTCAGAAAGACAAGGCAGAACAACAAAAGTATTTAATACAACGTGCTGAAATTGATAGAGCAGCCGTACAGGATGCACGTAATCACGGTGGACACTTCCAAAGTGTGACTCGTAGATGGATGGCATTATTAGCAGTACTCTTTATTATATGTTTACCAAAGCTAGCCGTCTTTATAGACCCATCTATTGCTGTACATCTAATGTACTTAGAGCAAGTTAAAGAAGGTTGGTGGATATTTGGCTATACACAAGAGGTAACTCAGTTTGCTGGACTTACAGGTATAGTAATTACTAATGCTGATACACATTTTCTAGCAGCTGTATCGGGATTCTATTTTGGTTCAGCCGCAGTACGTAGATAATAATTACAAAAGAAACAATGGAGATAACAAATGCCGAAACAAGAGAAGAACCGAGAACAAATGTATCTAGAGGAGAAGGAGAAACAAGAGGAAGAGCTGAAAGCCCTACTCAAACAGCTTCTACTGAAACTAGTCAGGTACTTGGATTAGGAGTGAAACAATAATGGATGAAGATAAAAAAGAAGAGATAGGCAAGATTGTCGAAGAGTTACCTGTATTACTAGTAGCTCACGCATATAGAAAACTTAAGTCAGGTGAAGAGGTATCAGCCTCTGAGATGAAAGTATGCCTAGATATATGTAAGACTTACTCACAACCTGACATTGTAGAGAAAGCTAATAATATACTTGAGGACTTACCTTTTGATACAGAAGAATAAGATAGATAACTTTAAGAACTTCTTGTATCTAGCTTGGAAGCACCTTAATCTTCCCCAGCCTACACCAGTGCAATACGATATAGCAGACTATTTACAGTCTCCTGAGAAACGTATAGTAATACAAGCGTTCAGGGGTGTAGGTAAGTCATGGATTACAAGTGCCTTTGTATGTCATCAACTGTTAATGAACCCACAGAGAAACATACTGGTAGTATCAGCGTCTAAAACTAGGGCTGATGACTTCTCAACGTTTACTCAAAGGTTAATAGCAGAGATGCCTATACTATCTCACTTGATACCCCGTAATGAACAAAGGCAATCTAAGGTATCCTTTGATGTAGCCCCAGCTAAAGCTTCACATGCACCGTCAGTGAAGTCTATGGGTATTACAGGTCAACTTACAGGGTCTAGGGCTGACATAATCATTGCAGATGACGTAGAATCAGCTAATAACTCACAAACACAGCTAATGCGTGACCGCTTAGGTGAGACTGTAAAAGAGTTTGATGCGATTATTAAGCCTAAAATAGGACGTATTATCTTCTTAGGTACACCACAAACAGAGATGTCTCTATATAATGACCTAGAAGAACGTGGTTTTAAGACAAGAATATGGTCAGCTTTGTATCCTGACAAACAACAGACTATTGGTTATGGGCATAAAATAGCCCCAATGATAGCTGAGGTAGAAGGTAAAGAAGGACAACCTACTGACCCTGATAGATTTAATGAGATAGACCTAATGGAACGTTTAAGTTCCTATGGACGCTCAGGCTTTAACTTACAGTTTATGCTTGATACCACTATGTCAGATGCTAATAAGTACCCTCTTAAGCTTAATGACTTAATAGTGGCATCAGGTTGTAGTACTTGGGAACAAGCTCCAGCTAAGATACAGTGGGCTTCAGGTCAAGACCAAATCAAAGCATTAGACCCTGAGATACCTAACGTAGGACTTAAAGGTGATTACCTGACTTCTTACTTATACATGTCAGATGAGTTTACAGACTTTGAGGGTTCAGTAATGTCTATTGACCCAGCTGGTCGAGGTAAAGATAAAACAGCCTATTGTGTCCTTAAGATGCTACACGGTGTCTTATACTTGACTGCTATAGGTGGTCTTGATGGTGGTTATTCAGAGGATACTTTACGTAAACTAGCGGGTATTGCTAAGTCACATAAGGTTAACGAAATAGTCATTGAGAGTAACTTTGGTGATGGCATGGCAACACAGCTTCTAAAGCCCATATTAGCCGAAATTCACCCTTGTAATGTCGAAGAGGTACGTCATAGTATACAGAAAGAAAAACGTATAATTGACACCTTAGAGCCCATCATGAATAACCATAAGTTAGTGGTGGATGAATCTATTATTAAAGAGGACTTTAAGTTAGAACCTGACCACCAGTTGTTTAGACAAATGACTAGGATAACAAGAGACAAAGGTGCACTAAGGCATGATGACCAAATAGACGCTTTGGCTATTGCAGCTAACTACTGGGTAGAGGTTATGGATAGAGACCAAGTATTATCCTATAATCAACACAAAGAACAGTTATTAGATGAAGAATTAGAAAGATTTATGGAGACTGCTATAGGCAGAAAACCTGAAGGAGATAGTTGGATATGAGTGACTGGATATATTCAGATAGAGAGTGGGAAGATGTTAAAGACCGTGTAGGTCATATTGAATCTTCTAACAGATACAACATACGTGGTGGTTATAACAACGCTTATATTGGACGCTATCAACTTGGTAAACAAACTATTAAAGAAGCTTCTAAATCATTAGGAATAATCATTCCTAAGGATGAAGATTTAATGAATAACCCTAATTTACAAGACAGAATGTGGAAAAGTTACTTAAGTGGAGCTCATAACTGGCTTATGAATAACAGTAACGTCTATCGTAATATGGATAAATCCGAACAAAAAAGAATGTTACCTATGGCTCAGTTTGGAGCTGGTAATGTTAAAAAGTTTTTGGATGATAATATTATGTTTAAAGACGCAAATGGCACACCTATTACTAAATACAGGGATGCATTTAAAGGATACCAATGGGATAGTGACATGACTGACGTTATTTTATTAGACCCAATAACAGTAACCCCATTAAACAGAGAATAGGTCGTCATAGGTTTTTCTTCATTTTTCCCTATGGCGGCTCTAGTTTTGTTATGGACAAACCCTGAACAAGGACTAAAGTACCCTTATTAGTATAATACTCTAAGGGTTAACTATAGCTATCCCTAATTACTACTCATTATTATGTACCTATTAGAAGTACTACTCATAGTTATTCTTGGAGTGATACTCCTTAATAGTCACTATATAAGAACCCACTGGCTTAAGCCTGAGATATCCATAGCTGAGTTTATTCTCATCATGGTTCTACTTGGGTGGACTATGGCGTACATTTGGTAAAAAAATATGAAGGGGTTATCGTACATGAGGCTTCGCCTCTTCCCCCGTCGATTGCTATATTATTAGTCGCTGTGAGCTTCGGTTAAACTTAATGTTGGCTCGGCGTGGCACATATAAGGGACTCATTGGTGGGACTTTAGCGGACTGAGAATTATTCGGCGTGTCTTAGTGCTCAGGTCTATTTTTTTATTTCAT